TCGAGATCAAAGAACACCGAGGAGTCCGCATCGTAGATTGGTTCCATCCTGATGCGTTGCTTTTCGTTCTCGTCGTCCTCGTCATCTTCATAAGTGGTGCGAAGCCTCCAGGCACCAAAGCCACCGCCTACACCTTCCTCAAACGCATTATCGAAAGCCTCATCAGCGACACTGTCCTGCTCATCAGCCCTATAAAGCCCGTTGCAAACCTCGGCTAACTGTTCGTTCTTGGTGCCGTCCTTGGATACAAAATCAACAGCGATGCGGTTATTGCGATACTCATTGATGATACGAATGACGCTGAGGTGGATCTTATTGACCTCGAAGCGTGGTTTGTTCTCGAACTGGTCGCCTAACGGGCCTTCCCATTGCGCGCCACAAATTGAGTAGAAACGCCGATCCTGCAGGCATTGAAGCCGCTCATCGCGCATCGATGTTTGACACCGATCAAACTCGGTCAGTGCCGCACTATGAACGCTTGCAAGTCGTTGGTCTCTATTGAGTCTTGCCATCTACCACCTATTGACCATTGCGAGCGGTTGCACCTCGACAGCCTTCTTCGGAGCCGCACGACGACTAGCCTCGCAGGCATAGCGAAGCGCGTCAATCAAATGGTTATCACGGTCTGCTAAAATCGGCAATACTTTCCCCGTCAAGGGATCGGTCTTGTAGGAATAGAACGTTAGCTCGTCGATTGTGTGCGTGCATCTGGGATGGACTATGATGTCATGCGACTTCAACCACTCAATGCCTTCCTCTACCGACTTTGGCCCTTTGACCGCCGACATGATCTTTGGAAACCCGTTCTGCCTCATATGGCTGATTGTCTCAGGTCTAGAGCTATCGGCAACGATTGGCCACTTTTCTGAATCAGGCACGGTCAGGAACAAGTCAGGCGTATGGACAATCTCGCAGCCGACCATGTAAGCCTCGTGATCAATGTAGAGGGTTCTCCCTATTACATGGCAACGAACTAGAACCGTTGGATCACTAGCGAAGCCCCAGTCTGCGCCTAGCCGGTGGATCGCATCAGGTGGAGCTTCGAACTCCTCAACCGTCCAGTTCCTGAATACCCGCGAGCTGCTGTTCTGCAGGTAAGCCCCGCACCAGACGTGAGCATACTTATCAGGATCACGAGCGCGGTCATATTCCATCTCGGCCCTAAGCACATCGGGAAACCAAGGGTTGTCGTTATAGTTCACCTCAATCACCTTACAATCAGGCGGAGGCTTATCACCACGAAGGAGCGCATCGACGGGATCTGACGGACTGCCGGGGTTCCATGTGAACCATAGCTCTGAGTTTGGCTTACGGATTGTTGGCCGGAGAAGATCGAGACTGCGCTGGGATAGAGACTGCGCTTCTTCTACCCATGCCCTGTCATAGCCTTCTAGTGACTTGATGGATTCAGCGGTGTGGTTCTGCATGCCCTGGAAGATGATAAGCCCGTCGCCCTTCTTGGATTTAATCACCGCTTCCTGCACTTCGAAATAAGCGCCTGCGTTCATCTGCTCAATCTTTACCTCTAGCAAACGCTTAACCGATTGCGACAAAGACTTTTGGACCTCACGCACGCAAACGCTGCGGCTGTTCTGATCCATGATGTGCGCCTCAATTAACATCTCCGCAAACGTATGGGATTTGGACGAACCGCGTCCTCCGTATGCACCTTTGTATCGTGCTGGCTCTAATAACGGAAGAGCCCATTTTGCTGTATCGATGCGCAGCGTTCTCACTTGTTGATCACCACACGTTCAATGCGGCTGATACCCAGCTCACCAGTGAGATCGATCTTTTGTGGAGCGTTGAAGCCGTGCATGGCGTTAAGCTCTTTGACCGCAGAAACCTTTACCGATCCATTGCCTTCTTTATAGGCTTGAACGAGGGCTTTTACCGACATTTCACGAGACCAAAGCTGTTTGCTTTGAAGCTGTGCCTTTAGCTGGGCAACCCTTTCCGCGACCTTTCCGTCTGACATTAGAACAGATGCTTTGGAATAAATGTTGTTTGTGCTCATTTTCTCAGCGTCATAAGCAATGCGATAAGCGTCAGCTTGTCCCATTCCATCAGCTATAGCTTGGGCAAATGCTTCTTGCTTTGCTGTTAGTTTGTTATCCATTGGTAACCTCCGCGAAAGGTTGATTGGTTTCTGCGTGAATAGCTATTTTGCCTGTGAAGTCTTGCCAACGCTTGATTATGACGTCGCAGTATTTTGGGTCAAGCTCCATAAGGCGCGCGTGTCGATTAGTCTTTTCACAAGCGATCAGAGTAGAGCCAGAGCCGCCAAATAAATCGGTGACAATATCTCCTCCCTTACTGCTATTAGAAAGCGCCCGTTCAATTAGCGCCACTGGCTTGGGAGTCGTGTGTCCTTCTACCCGCTCCTTGTCAAAACGCCACAAGCTAACTTGCTTTCTATCACCATAAAAGGTGTGCGTTCCGTTTTTCATCCATCCATAAAGGCACGGCTCATGCTGGCTCTGATAATCAGTGCGCGAAAGTGTCAGACTGTTTTTTGCCCAAATCACCATACTCGAAAAATGAAAAAACTCACGGAACACGCTATGGAAAATGTCAGCGCACCTATCGCTGTGAAAGACATAAATTGCCGCCCCTAACTTTGATGTCGCCAAATAACTGGAAAATGCACCGCGCAAAAGCCCATCAAGACCAGAACGGTCATCATTGTTAATGCCTTTGTAATCCACCCCATAAGGCGGATCGGTGAAAACCATATCTGCCTTCTGACCATCCATCAGCTTCTCAACCGCATCGATGCTCGTGCTATCACCACACATCAGCCGATGATTACCTAGAAGCCAAACATCACCCAGCACGGTCTTGGGAATCTCAGGAGCATCTGGAACCGCATCCTCGTCGGTCAAGCCTACGGTTGGTTCAGGCTCTAGCAAACCGTCAAGAAAGCTATCCTCGAACCCAAGCAGATTAATGTCAAAGTCTTCCAGCTTCAGGTCTTCGATCTCTGCCTTGAGCATATCCATGTTCCAGCCTGCGTTTAAGGCGAGCTGATTGTCGGCTATAACTAGAGCACGTTGCTGGGCCTTGCTGAGGTGGTCAAGGACAATAGACGGCACTTCTTCCATGCCAAGTTTACGAGCTGCCAGGAGCCTTCCATGTCCTGCGATGATCGTATTATCTCCATCGATCAGAATCGGGTTTGTCCAGCCAAACTCTTTAATGCTTGCCGCTATCTGTGCCACCTGCGCATCGCTATGGGTTCGGCTGTTGGATATATAGGGCAACAACGCAGAGACAGCTATTTGCTCAATCTTCAAGATCGGATTTGTTGTCATAAGGCATTATCCCTTTATTCGTGCCGATTGTCTAGCGTATGGCTTGTTTGATTAGTTCAGACATTGCCTTCTTTGGAGATCCAAACCACTGCACCAGTTCTTTCCAGACCTGTGCCTCTGGCTCATCTGCCCTGAACTCAACAGCAATAACGGCAGCCCCTTCAGACCGCCGCTTTGCATTATGTTTAGCTTGGCGGGTGGTCATGATATGTCTCCATTGAGCGCAGAATAGCGCGTCCTAAGAGTTCGGGGATTTGTGGGACGACTGCGTTGCCAAGGGCTGCAAGCTGCTGTTGAGCCAACCGGCCGGAAATCCCATCATCATCTCTGAGAATTGGGGAGATGCGCGTAATCGTTGATTCCAGCCAAGCAAGAGCGCCACGCTGTGAATCCAATGTAGTTGACGGCCATTCGTCACGCGCCGTTGCGCCGCGCCAGGTCCAATTATATAATATCCTTTCCCATCGCTGTGTTGCGGGGTGCGCAACCAACCACACTCTCTGCCTGTCGTGAGGCGCTCCAACATCGGAAGCCGAAATAACTTCCCACTCCGCATCATACCCGATTTTGGAAAGGTCTCCGAGAACGTCTCCAAGCCCCCTTCCAAGCAGTGCTGAGACGTTTTCCACAATGACGAAACGGGGTCGTAACTCGCCAACCAGACGGGCGATTTCTGACCATAGGCCGGAGCGTTCGCCTGCAAGTCCGGCTCCTTTGCCGGCTGTGCTGATGTCTTGGCACGGGAAGCCTCCGCAAATGACGTCAACGGCAATTCCATCGGCAGCAAGTCGCTCGGCTGTGAGTTTGCGGACGTCTTCATATATTGGCACCTCTGGCCAGTGCTTGGCCAATACTTTGCGGGGGAATGGTTCAATCTCGCAGAATGCTACGGTTTCGCAAAGGCCGGATCGTTCTAGGCCAAGCGAAAACCCGCCAATCCCGCTGAAAAGATCAAGCAGTTTGAGTTTAGTCATGAAATAGCCTCGACCGCATAGCCAATATACAGAGCATCTCGGGTTGAGATCCAAGCGCGACGACGTGCTTCTTTTGACGATTTCAAGTGAAACCGCTTGCAGCTGCCATCAGCCTGCACCCTGTCATAGAAGCCGGAAACTTCGTCCCAAAAGTATTGAATAAGGCGACGACCGCCTACGGTCTTAATGATGATTGTGCCTGCGTTTTCCACGTCTCTCTCCTTCAAAGTGGGTGGGGGCCGAAGCCCCCGTTGGTCATTTATTGTGAACGTATCCGTTTGTTGAAACCGTGATACCGCATGAGGTTGTAGCCTCTCCATTGCGCCCAGTGTCTCTGTTTGAGACCACCTGATAGCCTTGGCTTTCTAAGTAAGCCCTTACACACGATCCATCTAAAGAGCGAAAGTTTGCGCTAATTTCGTTTGGTAAAAATCCGTTGGTCATGTCTCTCTCCTTGTTGATGACCCTTTATCCCACAAGCCTCCCACACTGTCAACTAGTTGACTGGAATTAACTGCACAAATATTTAATCGCTCATCCCTCGCAAAGCCTCAGCCATTGATTGAGCAGACCGAACAGGCGGGGCAGGATCGACTGACAGCACAGGTGCCTCGTCAAAGCCCACAGGACGCTCAGGAGCGGGTTTTGGAAGCAAAGCGGCTGTTGGTTGCTTTGCTGACCATTCAAGCGCGTGGAGTAGGTCTCTGCGCTTTTGGACCATACGCTCGCACTTCTCGACAATCTCAGACAGGGCCGGTGCCCACCGTGACGTCAAAGTCAATTCATGAAGCGCGGCCAGTGCCACGTCAGCCGGATAACCGCCAAGCGTTCGCAGATAGACCGCATCACCAAGAGCAGCCTTGTCTTGGCTTTCTTTGCCTCGAACGGTTGATACTTCAAGCACGGCTAACGCCTTGGTCAAAGCCATCTCAGTTGCAGGCTCCATTGACTGCCGTACCAATGCAATCGCCCCGGCAAAATCCGCGTCTTGATCTGGAACCATCGCATAGTCAGGTTCCCCAACCATCACGCAAGCCCTCAGCTTCTTTGATACGCCGAATTGCGATGTCAGCACGGCTAACAGGTTCTTGTCTGTCTGGCGCGGGTCTTTGTCCCCGACCTTGGGCAGGTCTGCGGTCACAGTAATTTCCGATCCACGTTCGCCACGTTGCAGCCCAGTCAAGTTTAACCCCACCTGCCCCAGCCTTTGAAAGCCAGAAGTCTCGGAACCGTTCTGCCTGTTGTCTTGTTTCGTCATTGTTCAATCCTTTCGTGAAAGCGTGTTGAAGGTCTTGTTCTGATGGTTTCCAGTCCTCAGAAATGCGTGTTCCGCGCTTATTTGCTACAGATGATTTATCATCTGTTAGAGTGGTGGTTATCTGATGGTTATATGGGGTATCACCAGTGACAGGGGGGGGTGT